CATGCCGACGACGTTGCTCTTCGACGCCTTGACCCAGCTGCCGGTGTCGAGCACGCCGGCGGACGACTCGTTGCCCGGGTGGCCTTCGATCTCGATGGTGCCGGCCGTGAGGGTGCCGCCGAGGACCATGGCGACGCCGGAGTGGCGCGGCATGAACGGAGTCTTCTTGCAGACGACGTTGACGACCGGGGTGCCACCGTAGGTGCCGTTGCCCTTGGAGCCGAGCAGCCTGACCGTGGTGTCGGTGACGAATTCCAGCTCCCACTCTCCGTTCATGCCGGTGTTGCCGGTCACGCCCGAGATGTGGATGCGGTCGCCGTTCTTCAGGCCGTGGCCGGTGGTGATGGTCGCGACGATCGGGGTGGCGTTGGTGCCGCCGGTGATGGCGAGGCCGGAGGTGGCGGAGCCGGAAATGGTGCCGAGGGATTGCAGTTTCATGGTGTTCTCCTGAGTGCTGTGCCGAGAACGCCCCGGCCGTGCGGGTGACGATTGTGCGGCCCATCACCGGGCCGGCGGGGCTCATGTGTCCCCCCTACTCGGTGCTGGCCGCGACCCCAGCTTCGGCGACTCAGGAGGCCTTGGGCCTGACCTGTGTTTCGGTGATTATGCCAGAGTTCTCCCCGGGCTCAAGCCCCCCGGCAGCCTGCAAGACCTCGCAGCTGGCGATCGTGTCCATCAGGCCATTGATGGCCAGCCAGTCGGCCTCCTTGCGGTCCCGGCCATGGATGATCATCACGTCACCCCCGACGGTCGCCCCGAGGATGGTCTTCGAGACGTGGTCGAGCATCTCGATGCGGGCGCCGTCGAGCGTGCCGCCGATGGTATAGACCCAGAAGGGCTCGCCATCTACCGAGGTGAAATCCCCCTCGCAGATCACGACCGGGTCCTCGAGGCGCAGCAGGTCTGCCATCTCGATCGACGGGTGGGCCTCGAAGTGGAAGTGCCCTGGGAGCCTAGCGTCCATGGCGTGCCCTCCATTGTGCCCCGATGATCAAGCACGCCCTGCGGACGTACAGGCAGATCAGCTTCTCATTCATACGCGATTACCTCCCAGCGACGGGTTAAGGGCGACCAGCCATAGGTGCAGGTCGGTGTGTGGATCCTGATGTCCTCCGGCTTGACCCCGCGGGCGAGCTGGGCCTTGATGGCCTCGATCAGCGTCTCCTCTAGCCGTCCAGAATCGAAACAGTTTGATTCTTCGGGACCACGATCGGCGCCATGTTGTCCATGGTCAAGGGGTTCTTCCATTTCTTGGGCTCCGGCTTGAAGGCCGGCATGGGCCGGCTCATGTGAGCATAGCGCCATTCGTCGGCACAATTTGAAACAACTATTCCGCCCTCGATTGTGAAGTGCCCCTCCTCCATCGACAGGCAGAAAACATCGGCCTTACCCGCCTCTTCGACGCTTACGCAGCGCGCGAGCCCTGCAAGCCCCAGAGCAATATTTACCTTGAGCCCTGCGCGCAACCACGACGAGATAGGCCCCGCCGCACTCTTGGCAGGTGGCCTCAACTCTAGCCTCCATGGATGGCTTGATGTTCTTGTGCCAGTGTTCCGAGTGCCACGCCCGACCAGCGTCAGAGGCGTGCCACTCTGCCGCCGCTCGTCTGGCCTTCTCACCGATCTCAGTAATGCGGCCACTCGCATGGGTGCGGAGGTGATCTGCCTCAACCATGAGGGCGAGGTTTGCGATGCCGTTGTTGCTCGTGTCGCCGTCGATGTGGTGGACGTGCATTCCTTGAGGGATGGCACCGTTGTGCGCCACCCACACCACGCGATGGAGCCTTTGGCCACCGCGCTGAAAATAGCGGCCACGCCTGTAATAGCGCAGGCCGCGGAACTCTTGAATCGTCCGAGTAATGATGGTGACCATGCACAATCGTAACTCCATTCATCAAGCAGATCAATCGCCCTGATCCAGCCGGTCGTCGTGAGGAATCGGTGGTCCCTTGTGCATGTCACCGACCGGCCATCCGAGAAGCTCACCGTGACCACGTCGGCGAAGGGGCGCGTCATCACCCCAACCCTCTCGATCGGGCCGGCACCGTCGACGACTGTTCCGGCAACGAAGCAGTGGTCCTCTGCGTCAGTGTCCAGATCCTCTGGCTTGACCTTGTCGTGCTGCATGATGGGCATCAGGCGGATGCTGTCCCTGCAGGTCGAGAAGACGTATGACATCGGGCTTCCCTCGCCCTGCGGCCTCATGCGCTTCCTGACCTCGGACCAGCCCGGGATGCGCTTGTTCTCTCCCCGGCGCCAGATGACCGGGGTTGTCCCGGGGGCCCATGCTGGCCTGTACCGGGCGCTCCTCTCCGCGATCGATGGACCCCTGCTGGTGTCGAAGATGGCCGGGTCGGCCACTCCGTACAGGATGTTCTCGCCCCCCTCCATCTTGAGGATGCCGTCGGCGATCTCTTCCATCTCGAGCCTGAGGCCCTCGTTGGCCTTGCCGGGCTGGCAGCCGTACCATTCCCGGTACCTGAGGATGGCGCCCCGGGGCAAGCGGACGACGCCGCCCCCGGGTGTCTCTACCGGGTCCCCCGAGGCGACCGCCCACCATCCTACACTGAAGGGTTTGGCGAAGCCCCAGTCGAATGAGCGGAACCGCGGCCAGTCCGCCGGGACGGCGAACGGGGGCAGGATCATCTGGGAGCTCCACGCATCGAAGTAGGCGCCCTCGACGGCGTCCCAGTCGCCATCGAGCCATGCCCTGACCAGTGCGGCAGAGCCGACGAGGTAGAGGCGGTCGATGTAGTAGGGGTCGTTGGTCATCAGGATCTTGTTGTCCTGAATCCGGGATGGGATGTAGCAGCGGGTTAGTGAGCGCCCACTGGGCAACGGTACCTTGATTGGCGCATATCCCAGCGGGTTGGGCGTGACGTACCGCTCCTTGACCCATGCGTGCCCGGGGCCTCCCGGGTTGGCGGTGCTCCTCATGGTGCAGGGGATGCCGTAGGCGGACCGCAAGGCCCCGTACATGAGGTCGATCGCCCGGCTGGTGGGCCAGTTGCCCAGCTCCTCGAAGAGGATCTTGCTGTAGGCGTGACCCTGATAGGCCATGGCGTCGGCCTCCCGCTCGAGGTAGCGGAACTTGATGGTGGCGCCGTTCGGGAATGTGTAGATCTTCTTCTGCTCGTTCCAGGTGGCGCCGCAGGCCGGGTAGAGCTCATGGCTGCGCCTGATGGTGTCCTCGAGCTCGACGATCGACCGGCGGAACATGATGCCCGAGGCGTACCGGCCGTAGTCGTGCTGGTGCTGCATGAAGTCGCCCAGCGAGCCGTCAGTCTTGCCGCCGCCCCGCGCCCCGCCGAAGAGGACGTCGTCGTAGGGGCATTGGAGCAATGCTGTCTGCGGCCCAGGCTGGGGTTCCCACAGAAGCTCCTCAACCATCTATTTCCCTGCCATTCTTACCCTTTTTTTTCGCCATGCTTGGCCTCCCAGTCATCCCTGCTCACTGCCACCGGAAATCTGACAACCTTTGCCGACTTGCCTTTATCTTTCGGGGCGGCTATGAATAGGCCCTGCGTGCGGGCCAGACTGTCGAGTGCGTCTTTCCGGTTGATCAGGCGCACTTTCTTCGTCTGGCCGATGGTTATCCTATTTTCTCCACTTCCAACCCAGATCTCCTCGACCTCGAAGCTCTGCACCATGTCGGCGAGGTGCCGCGGCAGATCCGGGACGCGCCTGAGGGCCCCCTCGGCATCGTAGAAGTCCCGGACGTCAGAGAAGGCCAGATGGGCATAGGCCTTGAGGATGCGGTCCTCGGTGACCTCGAAACGCTTGGCGAAGAAGAGCTTGATCTCCTCGAGGACGGTGGCCACCCGGGGCTTCTTCAGCAGCAGGTTGCCGCCCTTGCCGGCCGTGTTGTCGTTGCTGTTGGGCCACCCGGCCTTGTAGGCCGCGGTCGCGTTGCCGTGCTCGGCGTAGTGCTTCACGAAGGCCTGCTCGTTGAGCGGCATGGAAGCCAAGGCCTCCTGCGCGGCAGGCCCCAATTCGTCGAAATCTATGCCCATTTGCCCCTCCCATACCCAAGGCGCCTAGCGTATCACGGAGCGCGGAGGCTGGATGCAGTGCCACCAGACGTCCCGCGGCGCACCTGCCCGCGGGGGCTTGTGCCATCTGGGAGAAAAAATAGTTTGACTTCCCTGTAGCGTTATGCTCTAATGTGCTTGCCGGGTCGATGACTCGGCCCCGGGTCCGGCCCGGGAGAGAAGGCCCGGAAGTCCAAGGCTGATCTAGGTGCCACTCCCACTCAGTCGGGACCGCGAAAGCGGAACGGTACAAGGCCCCAAGCGAGTTGAAGGTAGCGCCGGCCCCGGGCATCGACCGCAAGGCCGCCCAAACGGACTTCCGGCGCTAGGGGTTGAAACCTCCCTCCCACACGAATGACGAGGCGCACCGCCCAAGCGGTGCCCTCTCGCGAGCCCCCTCAGTTGCGCCGGTCGCGCCGGGGGTTGGCGAGAGGGACCTCCTCTACGACTCCTCCCCGAAACCGCTCATGGGTCGCAAAATGAAGAGCGGGCCGCGCGCCGGCGCCCGACGGGGCGGTCGGTCACAACATCAGGAGGGCATCATGTGGACAGTCAAAGTTCTGCGCGCCCCGTATAAGGGCGCCCGGCCGGAGTTGGCCGAAGTCAAGGGCCTGCCGGCCTACGAGACGAAGGCGATGGCCGAGAAGGTCTGCGAGCTTCGTCGCAAGAAAGTCGGGTGGTCCTTCTGGTCCGCCCCGTGGTTGGTTTTTCCCTGCTAGGAGAGCGAAATGAGCATGGATCGCTGCCCCAAGTGCGACAGGCCGGTCGATACCGACTTCGACCTGTCCTTCTACGACACCGAGCCGCCGCGCTGCGAGCGGTGCCGCGAGGACGATCAGTGGCTTGAAGTCTGGGGCCTCGTTGAGGTAGCAGACACGCTTGACGTAGAGGAGCGCCGGGCGACCGAGTTCTACCTCCACTTCTCGACCCTCCGCTGCTGCGCCCTCTACGCCGTGGCGGCCGCCAAGATGAAGCAGGCCATGCGCGAGGCATCCGACATCGACTTCGGCAAGCGCGACGCGAAGAGCGTCAGCATCTATAGCCTGCTGGCGACGACGGTTTCCTACGCAACATCGGCCGCGGCCCTCGCCGAATACAAGAGGGTCATGTTCAAGAGGAGGAAGTGATGGCGCTCTCTGATGATGTCCTCCGCGCGGTCGAGATCAAGCGGATCGTGGCGGACCTGACCGAGGAGCTGCACGACATCGAGGGGCGGCTCGACGAGTCCGACCTCGACCGGCTCGACTACGAGGGCCACTCGGCCGTCAAGGTCAGCCAAGTTCGCCGGCTCTTCAGCCAAGCCGAGGCTTGCAAGCTCCTCGGCAAGCGCGCGGCCGGTTGCTTCTACGACAAGCCGGTCGTCTTCTGGAAGTTCAACTGACCAGCCCGGGCCGCGTGACAGGCGGCCCCAGCGGATCAGGTGATAGTGATTCGGGAGTCGCCCCCCAAGGGGCCGGACAGGGCGGAAAGACGCCCCCCGAGCCTGGGGTAATGAGACGGGCACCGCAGCCGATCTGCGGCTACCACTGGTCAGCGGCAAGGAGGGAAACATGGTCAGCAGCAACGGCTTCATCATCCGCGACATCAATGGCCGCTCCGTCCGGCGGTCCAAGAACCTGCGCGGCATTCTCGAATACTGCCGCACCTGCCAAGTCGAGCGGGTTGATCTGTTTGGCCCGAACCGGGACGGGGAGGGGGTGCTCGGCATGACATGGGCGGACGGCTCAACTTGCGTCACCGACTTCGCCTCGTACAGGCTTATGGCCGAATGGGCCAAGGCGCGGCGCGCCTTCGACGGGCGCGTCTATGTT